CTTTATGGAGCTGGTGACCAATGTCAATATCTATGAATTGCCACAGGAAGTCTACAGCGTACGACAGATTTTTCGTAGAACTTTTGGTGATTCAACAGGCCCATTTGCTTCAAACTTTGATCCGTTTAGTCAAGCGTCACTGAACGTTTACTTGATGAATTTCAATGTGGCTGGCGGACTTGCTACCTATGATTTTTACAGCCAATATGTAGAGTTGGCCGGACGCATGTTTGGAGCCTACATGAACTACACATTCAACCCGGTGACCAAAAAACTACAGTTGATACGTGATCCCAAAGGCTCAGGCGAAGCAGTACTGCTGTGGACCTACAACTACAAACCTGAATTCAACATGCTGAGTGATCCTTTGATCAGTCAGTGGATGCGCAACTACATAGTTGGAAACTGCAAGCTGATCATTGGCGAAGCAAGAGAAAAGTTTGGCACCATTGCAGGTCCACAAGGTGGTGGAACTTTAAACGGCGCAGCCATGAAGGCCGAAGGACTTGCCATAATGGAAAAAGGCATTGAAGATCTCAAAAACTACGTAGATGGTTCTCAGCCAATTACATTTGTTATTGGATAATTGGCTAAGAATAAATAACGTACATAATAGGATAATGATAAATAATAGTATGAAAGACATACTACTAAACATTATTCAAACTGATACAAGTTATAATAAATCTGCAACGCGATATCTATACAAGACACACCCCGAGCTCTGGCAACAGGTGTTAGAAAAAACATCATTCCTACCCAACACCGCATTGGCTAAACAACGTATTTGGCATATAGTAAATGACACTTACGAAATACCTCTCTGCCCTGTAGAAAATATTCCGGTTAAATGGTGGGAAAACCGCTATCTTATTACTTCCAGTAGAACCGCCAAGCAAAAGTATAAATGGCAAAATGGTGATTATGCTAATATACATACCCCGGAAATAAACAAAATAAGAGCTGAAAGTAATAGAGGCAAACGAGTTGCATTGGGTACGCGAAAAGCCCCAATAATGACCGACGAGGCTAAACAACAACGAGAAAACGCTAAAAAAGAAACATTCCTAAAAATTTATGGTGTAGATAATCCAAGTAAATCTAAGGTAGTATTAGAAAAAATCTATCAACAAGCAGTAAAACGTGGATGTACGCCAAGAGAAGAAAGGTCTCTACGCCGGTTGTATTACGATGCAGTATGGAAAATCACAGAGGAAAGCTGGAAAAATCATTTTGATTCGATTAACCCTGCCCGATTAAATCGTACCTATAACGCACTTGATCATATCTACAGCATACAGCAAGGATTTCGCGATTGTATACCACCCTACATAATTGGACATTGGACCAATCTCAGAGTAATCAGTACAAGTGAAAATGGCATCAAAGGCATGCGTTGCGATAAAACCAAACAAGAATTATTTGAAGACTTTGAGCTTGCAATTTAACTAACTTCCTGCTACAATTATAGCATGAGTTCACTAATGATTGATATTGAAACAATTGGAGTAGCACCTGCTGCTACTATTTTAACTATAGCTGCCCAATCATTTGACCCTTTGGGCACTGGATATTATAAACAACATTACTATGCCAGGATTTCATTAGAAAGTCAGGAAAATCGAACTGTTGATGAAAGTACTTTAAATTGGTGGGCAACCCAACCTGCTGATGCACGAGATGAAGCATTTTCTGAAGAAGATCGTATTCCGTTGGATCAGGCACTAGATGAATTAGGCAAACTAATTTGGACCAGTAAATTTTTGTATTGTCAAGGTCCAACATTTGACTGCACTATTCTGGAACATGCTTACAAGAGCTACGGTAAACCCATACCCTGGCAGTATTACAATGTACGAGATAGCAGAACAGTGTTTGGCTTGTGGCCAGGACTACCTAAACCGCCCGCCAGTCACCACGCATTAGAAGACTGTCGCAGGCAAATTGAGTTACTACAAACCACTTTGAAACATTTTGACATACAGGAGCTGACATGATTATTGGCGTGTGTGGCCTAATAGGGGCCGGCAAAGACACCATAGCAGATTATTTGGTCAACATACACGAGTTCAAGCGTGAGAGTTTTGCCAACACACTGAAAGATGCAGTGGCCTATATATTTGGGTGGGACCGAGAACTGTTGGAAGGCCGTACTCGACAAAGTCGTGCCTGGCGAGAACAAACGGATGAATGGTGGAGCAATCGCCTGGGCATGACCATAACTCCCAGATGGGTGTTGCAGTACTGGGGCACCGAAGTGGCTCGACGTGGATTCCATGATGATATCTGGATTGCCAGTTTGGAAAACAAATTACGAAAAATAACTGACGATGTGGTCATCAGCGACTGCCGTTTCCCCAACGAAATAGCCGCTATCCGGTCGGCTGGTGGACAGGTAGTTCGTGTTGTTCGCGGCCCAGATCCAGACTGGTATCCATTTGCAGAACTAATCAATCAAACTCAAATCAACCATGTACAACACAGTTGGGCCAAAACTCAACTGGAAAAGTTCAGTGTTCACATAAGCGAAACTGCCTGGGCCGGCACAGAGTTTGATGCTGTAATTCTAAACAATACCAGCCTGGACGACCTGTATCAACAGATCAACGGTCTGGTTCAAGATCCCCAGCTCGCCAAGGCAAGTTAGATCTGGCCACTTCAATGGCACAGTTTTGACACACAGTTCGTAAGTTACGAACAGCCACATTGTTCATGTCGCCGTCCACATGATAGACCAGCAACTGTGCTGAATACTTGGCTGTAAACCCACACTGTTCGCAGGTGGGTTTTTTCTTGTAACCTGCTGATTGCCACCTGGCAACTGGCGGTCGGATCTGTTGATTTTTCTTGATACAGTGTTCGCAACGACTGCGATAGTGTACCTGTTCGTCTCGATAATAATTCACAGCACAAAATCTTTGTTTACACACTGGGCACAGGGGTCTCGGCATGTTGTATTTACATCAAACCTTTGCCAAAGGGCACTCAACCCCCTGTCTTTTTGTCATTGGCCATAAATATCTATACTTAGAAAAAAAGGATTTTTAATATGGCCTTAGTATCCCCAGGTGTACAAGTTAGCATAATTGATCAAAGCAATTATATCCCAGGCGCTACCAATTCGGTACCGTTCATTTTGTTGGCAACTGCTCAGAACAAGATTTCTGGCGCAGGAGTTGGCGTTGCTCCCGGCACACTGGCTGCTAATGCAAACAAAACTTATTTAATGACAAGTCAACGAGACTTGCTTAGTACTTTTGGTGTTCCGTTCTTTTACAACACCACAGCTGGTTCCCCAATCAATGGATACGAGCTCAACGAATATGGCTTGTTGGCCGCTTACAGTGCTTTGGGCATTACCAATCAATGCTATGTACAACGTGTTGATGTTGACTTGGCTGCACTCACAGCCAGCTTGACCCGACCGCTGGGTGCTCCCAACAACAATACCTACTGGTTAGATTCAGTCAATACCAATTGGGGTATTTTTGAGTGGAACCTGACCACAGGTGCATTCAGCAATCGAATTCCAAGTGTTATTACCAGCACAGCTAATTTGGAAACAGGCACCACAATGCCCATCCAAAGCTATGGCAGTATTGGAGATTATGTTGTAGTTGGTGGCGGAGTTCAAAGTGCCAACATTGCTGGCGCACTACAAAACCCTGAATACTACAAGCGTGGTGGCCCAACTACCACACAAACCAGTTCAGCCACACTGAGCGGTTTATACAATACCTGGGTAGCAGTCGGCAGCGATGACTGGAAAACTGCATGGCCCACAGTGTCGGGCACATTGGCACCTGCTGCGTTGACAGCCAACAACACTATTGTTATCAACAATACTTCTACGTTTACTGTGCCTGTTGGACCAAACAATACTCCAGCCAATCTATCTATTCAAATCAATTCAGCCAACATCAGCGGTGTTTATTCTGCTGTGCAAGGCGGTGCATTGTTTGTCTACGCTGACAGTGACGCAACTGGTTATGTTGGAAATGTTTCAAGTGGTACTGCAAACGTTTCAACTGGCATTGCCACATTAACCTTTACCAATGCAGGAAATGCTGTTCCTACTCCATATCCGGTTGGAAGTACTATTACCATTACAGGTACTACTGCGAACACCTACAATGGTACTTTTGATGTTGTTGCCTCAACCAATACCACAGTTAGTTTTGCAACCACATCTACTGGTAACGTAAGTGCAGCAGGTACCATCAAATGGTACGGCAGTGTCAGCGTTGCCAACGGCACAGGCACGCCATTGACTGCTCTGGGTATTGCACCAGGCGTGTATGCAACTCCTGAATATCAAGCCAGTCCAAGCTATCAAAATCCAAGGTGGAACAGCTCAAGTGCAATTCCATTCCCAACTGGTTCTGTATGGCAAAAAACCAACAACGTAAACTTGGGTACCAACCTGGTGGTCAAAAAATACAATGCCACTGTGGGTTCATTTATACAGCAAAGTTGCCCGGTATATGCTACAGCTGCTGATGCTTTATATGCATTAGATCCAGCTGGTGGTGGCGCCAACATTCCTGCTGGTGCCACGTATGCTCAAATTGATCCGTATGCTGACGGAACCGGAGCATTTATGCTCTGGGAAAGATATGTGCTGGGCCCTACCAACGTGACCGGTTACGCTGTTCCAGTTAGCTTTACTAATGGTGATGAGTTTACAATCACAGCCACTCAATCTGGTTCTGCTGGTCTCAACACTGCTACAGCCGTCTTGGAAGGTACTTCGGTATCAGACTTTGTGGCCGCAGTCAGTGCTGCTGCAGTACCTTATGTGAGTGCCACAGTCGACAGTCAGGGTTATGTGGTGTTTACACACAGCCAAGGTGGCGACATACAGTTGACCAGCACTGTTGGTGATCCGGTTGGTCAAGCTGGATTTGCCACTGGACAAAACATCAGAGGTTTGACTGCATTAAATGTGACCGACACTGCTACCTTGGTACTCAGCAACTGGACAAGTTATCCAACATTCAGCTACACAACCAGTGCAACTGCTCCAGATCAAAATCCTCTGAGTGGTACTTACTGGTACTACAGTGATACCACACAAGTGGACATCATGATCCAGGATGGCGGACAGTGGCAAGGTTATCAGACCGTGACCAACGATATTCGTGGATACGATCTAAGAAATACCAATGCCAGCGGTCCTCAAATCAGTGCTGTTGCACCAACCACACAAAACAACACAGCACAAAGTCCTTTGGTTCTGGGTGACTTGTGGATTGATACCAGTAATCTTGAACTGTATCCAGTGATCAATCGTTGGGAAAGTGTCAACGGAACTGAACAATGGGTACAGATCGACAACAGCAATCAGACCACACAAAATGGTGTGTTGTTTGCTGATGCACGCTGGGCACCAAACGGAACCACCGATCCAATCAGCGATCCATTACCAACCATTACCAGTTTGTTGATCAGCAACTATCTTGATCCAGATGCTCCAAGCCCAACTCTTTATCCAGAAGGCATGCTGTTGTGGAACACTCGTCGTTCGGGCTTCAATGTCAAAACATTCCAAAGCAACTATTTCAACACCACTGACTATCCAACCACATTGTGGGACAGCACCACTGCCTACACAATTGGAGCTTTGGTAACCTACAGCGGTGCAGAATACATTTGTCTGACTGCCAACACCAATCAAACTCCGGGTACTACAACCTATTGGACACCAATCACAGTGACCAATACCTGGTTAACTGCCAGCGGTAACCGAGCAGATGGCAGTCCATACATGGGTCGTCAAGCACAACGAGCCATTATCGTACAAGCTCTCAGAGGCGGTGTTGACAGCAATACCACCATCAGAGAAGAACAAAATCAGTTCAACCTGTTGGCCTGTCCGCAGTATCCAGAATTGGCACCAAACTTGGCAGTGCTCAACGCCGATCGTGGACAAACCGGATTTGTGGTAGCAGATACTCCGTTGAGATTGACACCAGCTGAAATTGTCAACTGGGCAACCAACAACAATGGTCTGGGTTTCTTGACCGGTGATGGCAATCTTGACGCCGGTGACCCTTATGCAGGCGCTTTCTATCCAAGCTGTACTACCACGGACCTTAGTGGCAACTTGGTCATGACTGCACCAAGTCACATGATGTTGCGTACAATTATTCGCAGTGACGAAGTTGCTTATCCATGGTTGGCACCAGCCGGCACACGCCGTGGTGTAATCGACAATGCCACGCAGATCGGTTATTTAAACGCACAAACAGGTGAGTTTGTACCATTGGGTGTAAATCAAGGCTTACGTGATGTGTTGTATCAAAACGACATCAACCCAATTACCTTTATTCCAGGTGTTGGCATCACCAACTTTGGTAATCATACCTTGCAAGGCACAACCACCGCGCTGGATCGTATCAACGTGGCTCGTTTGGTAGCATTCCTGCGTGCCAGATTGGCTGCAATTGGCAAGACCTATCTGTTTGAACCCAATGACACAATCACTCGTAATCAAATTACCAATAGTATCACTAACTTGATGATTGACTTGGTGGCCAAGCGTGGTATCTACGACTACTTGGTTGTGTGTGATCTTTCAAACAACACACCAGCCAGAATTGATGCCAACGAATTATGGGTTGACATTGCAATTGAGCCAGTCAAGGCCGTTGAGTTTATATACATACCAGTACGTATACAGAACACAGGAACCATTGGTGCACAAACCACAGCATAATGAATCGGGGCAAATTTTGTCCCGGCTCAATGCCATAAATAACAGTACAACAGGAGATTAAACAAAAATGGCTACATCATCGCTAACAAAAATGACCGTGCCCTTGGCCAGCGATCAAAGCAACAGCAACCAAGGCTTGTTAATGCCCAAACTGAAATATCGCTTCAGAGTGACCTTTCAGAATTTTGGAGTATCAACACCGGTAACAGAATTGACCAAGCAGGTTGTGGATTTCTCTCGTCCAAATGTGAGCTTTGAAGACATATCTCTTCCTATCTACAACAGCACAATCAAATTGGCCGGCAAGTACAGCTGGCAAGATATTACCTGCAATCTACGTGATGATGCAGCTGGCAATGTCAGCCGATTGGTTGGCGAACAACTGCAGAAACAGTTGGATTTTGCTGAAATGAGTTCAGCCAGTTCAGGTATTGACTACAAGTTTACCACAGTGTTCGAAGTACTGGACGGTGGCAACGGAGCCAACACGCCAATTGCGTTAGAAACTTGGGAAATTTACGGTTGCTTCCTACAAGGGGTCAACTACGGTGACATGAACTACGGCTCTAACGAAGCTGCTCAGATTGCCATGACCATCCGCTTCGACAATGCCTTACAGACTCCAGCTGGATCTGGTGTTGGTGCAATGGTTGGTAGAAGTCTTGGCGATGTGGCCACAGGTGTTGGCATAGCACAGTAACTGACCGTCAATGACTAATTTAGCCTCGTTTGGCGAGAATGTACTTAAGGGATTCATTGGATCAGCTGGCTTAAAAGATTACAGTCACGCCAGCAAGACCTTT